GGGCCAGACGCCGACGTACTTCCAGGGGCTGCTGGTGGCCGTCTACGCCGCCACTTACGGTCTGCGCACCTGGCGCCGAAACATGTACGACACCGCTACGCCAATCGAATCGGCTGCTGCTCTGAAGAACAGCCTCGAAGCGAAGAGGAAGTAGATGTTGACCGCGGAGGAGCGTCGGGAGAAGGCTTGCGTCAGGAACGCCGCCTACCGCGCCGCCAACCGTGACAAGATTCTCGCCCGGAAGAGTGCCTACCGCGCCGCCAACCGCGAGAAGCTCAACGCCCAGCGAGCCGCCTGGAGCGCCGCCAACCCCGACAAGATTCGCGCCGCAAGGGCCACCTACCGCGCCGCCAACCTTGACAAGCTTCGCGCCGCGAAGGCCGCCTACTACGCTGCCAACCCCGACAAGGTTCGCGCCACGAACGCCGCCTACCGCGCCGCCAACCCCGACAAGATTCGCGCCAAGCAAGCCGCCTACCGCGAGGCCAACCCCGACAAGATTCGCGTGCTCAAGGCCAAGCGCCGTGCCATCAAGAGGGGCGCCACCGTCGAGCCCGTCCGCACCGACATTCGCGCCGTGCTCATGTGGCTCCAGAGTGGCGTGTGCTTTCACTGCGATGCCACCATCGACTCGACTGCGCACCTAGATCACCTCCAGCCACTGGCTGTAGGCGGCGAACACTGTGAAGGCAACCTTGCCCTCGCGTGCCCCCCGTGCAACCTCTCGCGCGGTGCTCGCCGCATCGCCCAGCCGGGCCCGCTCGCTCGCGCGGAGCTTGGGTAAGCTGTGACTGTTGACGAGCTTCTGCACTTCCTCGGAGGCGTGGGCATTGCGGCCGCCCTGGCTCGCTGGCCTCGACTGTCCGCTGCACACACACTGGCAACGGTAGCAGCCCTCGGCGCGATCCGCGAGTTTGTGCAGCATCCGCACTTTCATTGGTCAGCCCACGTCATCCGTGAGGCGCTCGCATGGCCCGCAGGCGCCCTCGTCTTCGCGCTGGTCATCGGGGTCGCCGGTCGCCTGGAAGCGAAGCGCGCGCGCCCGTAGCTTGAATTGCCACGCGATAGAGCGCGCACACCGCAGACAGATCACCGTCCACGTCGCGAAGTTCCGCGGGCGTCGCAGGCCACAGCGCAGGCATAGCTCCGGCTGCTCCCGCTTCGTGTAAGCGCCTTCGATCATCACCGTGGCCTCCCTGTGCAGACTGCCTTGCACACTTTGCAGTAGAACACCCTGGCCCATCGAACCGAGCGGCGTAAGGTACCCCTCCGGCACCTCGGACACCGCACTAGCGGCGCCTTCGCTTCGGCGCGACCTCGGCCCACCCGGCAGGGATCACCACCTTTTGGTTGACGCATTGTGCGATCACCGGATCGGCCCGCAACACGGGCACCGCCGCCACAAGGTCCTGTACCAGCGCAGGCGCGTCGGCAGCGAGCACCCCGTGCTTGCGCAGGCCCGCGTCGGCGAGCCCGAAGCTGATGAAGTTCTCAATTTCCCGCTTGTCGAGGCACGCCGTCGCAATCGGCGCCGCTTCCTTTGCGACCCTCTTGGCGCGGACCCCGAACGAGTGCCACGAGAAGTCGATGATCACTGGGCGCTCCAAGTCATCGTCCATGAGGCCCCAGTTACCCGCGTGCGCATCAGCCCAATCCGCATCGAACACGCGCAACACCGCCTTCTTCAGCTTCTGGTGAAGCTTCATGTAGACCTTTTGGTCCTGCACGTCCGAGCCGAGCGATGACGCGTGCTCGGTGATCAAGCAAAACCGGTGGCCCGGATTGGTCGCGTTGAACCGGCCCACCAGCGCCGGTGCCGCGCTGTGCCGCGCCAGCAGCTGCTGGAGCGAGTAGCTCTCGTCGCGCGCTTCCTCGGTATCGTAGGCCTTCAGCCCAAAGTGTTTGCCGAGGCGCCAGTACACCGCCGCAGCACCGTTCGCGTCGAAGTATTTGGGCAGCTTGCTGTCAATCGTCAACATGTCAGTAACTCCAGTGTGTGTGTGTGTGTGTTGTGTGTGTTGGTGACGCAGCTTACTTCATCATTTCGAGCGTGATCTTGCAGCGTTTGGCATGCTTGCCCTCGGGCTGCAATTCCAAGTATTTCACCAGCGCCCTGTGCCTGCCGCCATCGACCGCACCCATCGCGGCCCACTTCCAGTCACCGGCAAGAAACGGGCACCTTTCGTTTTTGAAGTCATCGAATCGCTCCACCTTGGCCGTCCTTTTGACCACCAGCTTGACCGGCGGCTTGCCCGACGGCACCGCAGCACTTGCGATGCCCTTGTAAAACACCGTCAGCACGAATCGCGCCCGGAAGCGATCAATCGACGCGACGCCCTCGGCGTTCAGCATCCGCTTCAGCGCAGCAACCCGCGAACCGAGCCCACGGCCATCGGCCATCCATTGCCAAGTCTGTCCCTCGCGCCCCGGAGGCGGATGCGGGCACTCGGTTTTCAGAAACTCCAAGAATGCGGCCACTTCCTCGCACACTGGCTTCGGCCCGCGGCCGCGGTTCGGATCATCCGCCGCTCGCACTTCTTCGTGGTGCTCGATTACCAGCGCCCGCAGCTCGCTCACGGCCTGCTGGGCCTTGAATGCCGCATCGTCCATTGCTGCTGCTCTTTCCTTGTTGTGCACGTTAGTTGCTCCTGTGTGTGTGAGAGCCAGATTCGCTCATCGGCCCGACGCCCTCCAGCGCCGAGCCTGTGAGAGAGCCGTTAGGCTCGCGCCTTCACGAGGTCCAGCGCGCGCTCCCGGCGCTTCGCCAGCACGCCATCGACCGCCGACGCAGCGAAACGCTGTGCCGCCGCGACCGCGCGCTTGTGTCGCTGTTGCTGATGATCGAGGAAGTAGGTCATGCCGTTGAGAAGCTCCCAGAGGCTGCTGTCGCCCGTGTTGCCGGGGCTGAACTCGACGCACTTCTCGATCAACGTGGCATCGGACAGCAAGTCCGCGACCTTGCGGTCGTTATTCGCCTCGCGCGCCTCCTCGACGCCCAGCCACTGTTCGATCACCTTGCGCGCATCTTTGCGGTCGATCTTCCGCTCCACCAGATTGCGCCAAAGTGCGGCTTCCACGTTGGCCTCGGCGAGCGCGGCGTTCAGCAGGGCCTGCACCTTTGAGAGCTTGTGCTGCACGTCGCCGGAGTGGCGCAGCGTCACCTTGACGCCCGCGAAGTTGCCTCGGTTGAGCCGCGGCATCATGTTGACGCAGCGAAGGCGCTCCGCCATCAGAAACGCGTGATTCGCCGTGGCCCCGTGGCTGCTGGTCATCAGCATGCCCCATTGCACCGGGTCGCCCGGCCGCACTTCGGTGACAATCGGCAGGTCGGCCCACGCGAAAGCCGTCCGCTCGGACAGTGCCCCGACGGTGCGCAGACTGCACTTGCCCTGCGCCACGAGGTTATCCACAACTTGCATCTGTTCTGCATGCTGCACCACTCGGTACTCGTCGCCCACCGCATTCTTCAGGAACGTGCCTTTGCTGGTGAAGAGTCCGAAAGCACCGCGCACGTCCTGCACCCCGTTGCCGCCATCGCCTTGCAGCTGCACGCGTTTCACTAGGTAATCCATGCCAGCTACGCGCAGGCCCTCTTGCGCATTCTGCGCGCCGTGTCCGATGCGGTCGAAGATCGATTTGCCCTTGCTCATCTTTTGCCTCTTTGCGGCTCGTGCCGCGTGTTGTGTGTGCCCTGATGTTCTGCAATCGCCGTGCCAGGCTCTCGACGGCCCTGGTGGCCCCTTGACCGGCAAGTGTGACAAACTTTGCCACTTCTCGCCGCAAAGTGTGTCACTTGAAGCGCGCCAGCAATTCGTCGGCGGCCGCGTTGAACCCTTCGCGGGGTTCCGTTCGCCGCTCGCCCCTCTTTTTCCATTCAGCGTTCATCGCCCTTCGTTCAGCCTCGACTCGCTCCGTGTGCTCGCGCCACATGCGCGCTTCAGCTGCGGCTCGCGCCTCTTTGAAGCGCCTCGCGTGCGCCTGACAACGCCAGGAGTTGCACACTAGCTGCTCGCTCTCGCGCTTACAGATTGCGCAGCGCATCGGCAAGCCTCCTACCATGACCGGCGCGTGCACTGCGCACCATTTGCCTACGCTCGGGGCGCACCGCTATCGCGTGCTCGCTGGCCCACTTGCTCGCCTCTTGCGCCTCTTCCCGCATCTCGCGCCGAGCAAGCCTACGCTCGCCCGCGCAATTCTCGCGGCAGTGGCCAGAAACTGTCAGTCTCGCCTCGCAGTAATCGCACCTATGTTGCCGCATAGTTGCCTCGCTTTCTTCAGTGCAGGTTATAGGAAACTTCGTCGCGCGTCCAGCATGCGCGGCACGCGCCGCACTCACCGTCGTTAGCAGGCGCGCCGCACTCCGCGAAGCTGCCGCCGTTGCGCCACAAGTGCGCTTGATCGGTATTGCTGTGAGCGGCCGCGAAAGTAACTTGCGGTGACAGTGCAGCGAGCCTCGCATACGCTGGCGGGACGCCTCGATTCAGCCGCGGCACGCTCAAGCGCACGCGCAAGTTACTAGGAAACTGCGCGCCCGTTTCCAGATACGCGCGCACGATACCAGCCTCTTTCGTAGGCAGCCAATATGCAACTTCGGGCGTAGCCTCCGCGATAGCGCAGATCATGCGCAGGTGAGCGAGGCTCACAACGTCTCCGGCGTCATGCCAGCGGAACGCGCGACCGTCGTCGCGTCCCGGAGCGCCGGTGCGAGCGATTAGGCGCGCCGTTCGCGCAAGGCGTTCACGAATGATGGTTACGAAGTTGCTCACGAATTGCGCGCCCCGTTCCGCATCGGCCAGTGCCTCGCGCAGTACACGCTCGCGCCGCGCCATTGCTCGCACAGTGTCGGGCATCGCATAGAAACCCTTTCGAGCGTAGCAGCTGCCGCAAATAGTCTCCGTGTTGACCGCGAGCTTGCTACCGGTGCCGCACGTTAACGCGGGGGGTGTGCTCCACGAGAGCGTGGGCATCTTGCTTGGTCTGGATAGACCACCTACCGCTTTGACCGCATCAGCGTATCTAGTTGCCATTGTGAGCCTCGTTTGTGAGTGAGTGAGAGTGCATTCTATGCTACACGCTACGACGCCAACCGTAACGTGTAGGCTAGAGTGCACTCTAGGCGAAGCGCCGAAACTGCACCGGCAGCGAGTAGGCGTCGCGCTCGCCCGCCGCGTAGAGTACCGTTCGCGCTTGCGCGATAGCGTCAAGCGGATCGGCCAGCCCGGAGATGCCCAACGCGTACCAGGGCGCGGCACCGTTGCGGAAGGCTACACGCGCAGAGTAGATACCGCACTTCGCGGTCGGTAGTACCGTTCGCTCGACTACTAGGATCGCTTGCATCGTGCCTCGCTTCGCTGTGTGAGTGAGTCGCTCGGCTCGGGACCATTGCATGCGGCATGCCAGCGCGAAACGCCCGCAGGATGCTCGGCGCGGCCGGAGTGTGACAAGGTTTGTCACTTTGCGCCGCAATTTGTGGCACTCGGCGCGGCGATTGAATCGGACTCACGCGCGCACGCACGCACAGTGTGCCCGACAGCTGCTAGGCTAGCAGTGCATGTGCAGCAAGCTCGCATGTTCTGTCCCGGACGCGAGAGACTGTCGCGCGCAACTTCACTGACAGCTGCACACAAGTTGCCTACTCCAGTGTACTACTGATACACTGTGAAGCGCAGTGATTCCGCGTACTTACGCGCGCACATGCGCACACGCGCGCGCACCCGGGGGGGTCTTGGGGAACGCGAACCTTTCACTATATCATACATCAGCCCCAGAAAAATCTCTCACTTTTCGGCCAGGAGCCCCAAGATGCCCCGCAAGCTACTTTCCACCGTAACCGCCCGTATTCGCTCGGCTTTCGCCTGGTTTCTCAACGCTGCCGCCAAGTTCTGCTTTTTCCTCTCGGCGAAGCTGGCCGTCGCTGCGCACTACTGCCGTCCCCGGGCGTAGCATGGTCCTCTCCCCGGCCGAGTACTGGGCTGGCCGCGACCGCCTCTTCGCGGGCGACCTGACCCCAGAGATCAAAGTGAACGCCGCCGTGACTCTGGATCGAGTCTCCGCGTTCCTCACCGATCTCCCCGTGGGTGCACTCGTCGGGCTCCGGTCCTGGCATGTGAACTCCGGCTGGCGCCCGCCCGCAGTCAACCAGCGCATCCCCGGCGCCGCTCCCGCGAGCAAGCACATGACGGGCCAGGCCATTGACGTAGCGGATGGCGAGGGCGACCTCGGCGCCTTCGTGGTCACCGCGGCAGGCCTGGCGCTCCTCGGCGAGCACGAGCTTTGGATCGAGAGCCCAGCCCACACCCCTCGATGGGTCCACTTCCAGACCGTCCCGCCAAAGAGCGGGCGGCGCATCTTCATCCCGTAAGGAGCCACTCCCATGATCGCCCAGAATCGCCCCGCAGTCACACAGCGCACCTACTCCAAGCCCGGCCCGGGTGGAACCCAGATGGCAGGCGCACGCGTCGGAGGCAAGGCTCCGTCGGCTGGCCGCACCGGCTCGGCTGGCGCGCGCGGCTACAAGAAGGTGATGAAGAAGCGCGGCGCCCCGAGGGCCATGTAGTCATGGCTGACTACACCGGCGTCATCCGGCCCGAGAAGGGCATGGCTCGCGTGGTTGGCACTACTCGCCAGCCGAAGAACACGAAGTACGGCAAGGTCACTCGCCGCCGCGTCGTGCAGGGCGCTCCGGCCCCGAAGGGTGAGAAGCCCTACGCCTCGCCCACGCGTGGCCTCGGGCTCTCCAAGCCCCGCCCGCGCGCCGCCCAGCAAGAGCGCAAGTACCGCCCCATCTCGGGTGGCATGCCCGGCATGGGCAACATCCACGCCAGGAACCAGACGGGCAGCCGCGGGACCTGGGGAGAGTAGTAGCATGAACTATTCGCAGCTGCCGGTGCCCAACGCGCGAGTCGCGATCACGGCGCTGGACACCACGCCGCAGACCGTGTTCACCGGAGTCGCGGGCTCGCTGGGCAGCATCATCGTCAGCGACATTCACGCCTACGCCGCGGGCACCACGATCTTCCGCGCGCAGGACAGCAACGTCTACGCCAGTGGCACGATCACCTTCACGGGCCTTCCGCTCGACGGCGAAGGCTTTGTTGTTGGCGCGTCATCGTACAATCTCTGGGACTCGCTCACGCCAGCGGTCGGGGAAATCCAGATCGGCGCTGACGCCACAGAGACGGCAGCAAACGTCGCTGCCGCCATCAACGGCGACGCGAACAACACGGCGAACGCCTCCGTCACCGCCGTGGCGAACGCGGGCGTCGTCACTCTGACCGCCATCGCGGACGGCACCGCGGGTAACGTGACTCTGACCGAGGCCCTCACGAACGCGACAGTATCCGGCGCGGGCACGCTCACCGGCGGCGCCGACCTGGAGTACTTCCGCGTCACCGTGGCCGGCAACGGCACGCAGAGCATCAAGCTTCCCTTGGCCTTCCCCGCCGCACATGGCCTCGAAGTCCTAACCACCGCCGCAACCGGCGTGGGCATCACCGTCTTCTATCACCAGCCCGGTGCAAAGGGCCTCGGAGTCTAGGATGAATCACTACGCACTTCCGGTCGCCAACGCCCGGGTCACCATCACCGCCCTTACCAACGTCGCGCAGCAGGTCTTCGCTCCGTCGGGCATCTCCGGCGACCTCGGCAAGGTCCTGGTGCTCGGCTTCGTGATCAACGGCGGAGCCGCTGCCGAACAGGTGATCTTCCGCGCAGACGACAACACGCCGGAGTACTTCCGCGTCAACGTCGGCGCTGGTGGCTTCCAGCCGCACACCGAGCCGTTCGAGATTCCCGCCATCGAGGGCCTGGAACTCATCACGGCCTCGGCCGCGGGTGACGTGGAAGTTACCGTGTTCTACTTCGTCCCCGGCGCGAAGGGCCTCGGGGCGTAGATGTTGCGCCGGGTGGCCGCCAACCTGGCGTTCGCTGGCCTACTCGTAGGCGTCGGTCTGGCCGTGTGTGCCTGGCTGATCATTGATTCAATCTGGGAGGATTAGGATGAACCGCAAAGACCGCCGTGCAGACGCTGCCCGGCTCCGCAAGCTCCGAGCCAAGGACCCGAACTCTCGCCAGGTACAGGCGCTCCTCGCCGAGTTCCAAGCCGTGCAGGAGGCGCTCCAGCGCGCGAACACCTACCTGGAGTACGCCCAGCGCGCAGGCGCAGCGGCGTCCACCATCCCGGTGATCGACCCGGGCCCGGACCACGAGGCCATCGAAGGCGACCCCAACTGGGAGCGCAACAAGCTGATCGCCGAGGCCGAGGCGAAGACGAACGCGGGCCGAGCCAATCTGGCCGCCGCATTCCTCGACGCATGCGAAGTGCTGGAGCGGTTCAACGAACCCGCCTCCGACATCCAGGTCGTCTCATCGCTGCCCAGCGCGAACCTGCGGCCGTAACCGTGGAATACTGCACTGACCACGCCAACCTCGACAAGTGGTACACCCGCGTCGCAACGAAGGCGCTGCTCTGGGCCATGTCGAAGGTCCTCTGGGGCTACCGCGTTCTGGTCATCCCGCCCTGTGTCGAGCAGGACATGCTGCAACAGCGGGCGCTCGCGGCACTGAAGCCAGACGCAGACCCGCAGACCTGGAACTAGCCACACGATTCATCCTCTGCTGTCATCGTGCTCTCCGCTGGGGCGTGGTGACCGGATGGTGGGAGCGTCTGGCGGCAGTCCAGACCCCGCAACCCTTATCGGAGCCGACATGAAGTCGTCCCAAGAAATCGCCATCGAGAAGAACGAGGACCGCATCCGCCTTCTGAACGAGAAGCGCATGGCGGCCTTCGAGCGCGGCCTGGAGTCCCTGGATCGCTTCGACATGGAGCGCACCGAGACTGAAGTGTCCCAGAAGAAGTACCTCGACGACTCCTACGCTGACCTGAAGAAGATCATGTCGCAGGGCAACGTCGTGACCAAGTGGGGCAAGACCGGCAAAGACGAGGACGCGGAGTAATGCCCCGCCTCCAAGTCACAGGCCCCGGCCTATCCCTATCCGCCGCCACAGTTGTTGTGTGCAGCTGCGGCTCGAAGACCACCATCGACCGTAAGGCCGCGGGCAACGTGCGTTGCTCGGGCTGCGGCGAAGTTCACCGCATTCGGAGATAGCCTTGGCCAACTTTCGTATCACCGACGCCGCCAGGTCGGCCTGTGCAGACGCTCTCGTTGACCTGATCGACGCTGGGGCGGGCGCGGGCACCATCAAAATCTATGATGGCTCGCAGCCCGCGGGCCCGAGCACGGCCATCACCTCGCAGGTGCTCCTCGCCACGCTGACCTGGAGCGATCCGGCGTTCGGTGCCGCGGCCAGCGGCGTCGCCACGGCCAGTGCGGTCACCGACGACTCCTCGGCGGACGCCACCGGCACCGCGACGTGGGCGCGCATCGCCGACAGCGACGGCACGGCCATCTTCGACTGCGACGTGGGCACGTCAGGCGCAACGCTGAACCTCAACTCGGTGTCAATCGTCGCTGGAGGCATCGTCCGCATCACGAGCTTCACCGTCACGATGCCTGCGAGCTAGAGCATGGCGATCACCACGTTCGACCAGGCCATCGGCGGGCTGCTGCCTCCGTACATGTTTCACAAGTACGTCGTGACGCAGGAGGCCGCTGGCATCCCGCACACGATGCACTACGCGCCCGGCTTTCCCGGCGCTGCGGTGGCGCCTACGAGCACAATCGACGGCGACGCGCTCACAAGCTACAGTGGCATGCTCCAGTTCCCTGCGGCGTCGAACAACACGCACCTCTACTCGTTCTCAATCCAGGGCGACAACTTCGGCCAGTTCTGGCTCTGCGACCGCCTCTGGCACAACGCTAACATCTCTAGCACGACCACGACCGCGCAGGCGATCACGACGCCCACCTGGCCTGCCCGCGACCGCAACGGAGCGACCACCGGAGACGGCATCCTGGTAGGCATCGAGGTCAGCACCGCGACGACCAACGGCTCTCCCAACACGAACACCACGATGGAGTACACGAATAGCGCCAGTACTGGCTCTCGCACGGCGACCATCACGTCATTCCCGGCTACGGCGGTGGCTGGTACCTTCATACCCTTCGAGCTTCAGGCCGGGGACACCGGCATCAAGAGCATCCAGGGCCTCACCCTCGGGACTTCCTACGGCACCGGCGTGATCCACCTCGTAGCGTTCCGCAAGATCGCCATGTTCTCCTCGGCCGCTGCCCGCGTTCCGCTCCGCGGTGGCCCGGATGACCTTGGACTTCCGCGCTGCTACGACAACACGGTGCCATTCATCATCGTGCGACCAAACGCGAACACAACGGCGCGCTACTCTGGCTCGCTCATATACACGCAGGGCTAGACCATGACCAGGCTGGCCGACTTCAAGAGCAACGCCTACCACGAGGGCGAGCTTCAGACGAACTCCACGAACCTCCTGCTCACTGGTACGAAGTATTGGGCGATGGAGGCGACACAGCGCGCCTCGGGATCGGCACAGTTCCCGGCAGGGATGACTGCCATTGCCATCGGCGACCAGCCGTCCTCGCTCGCTGGTGACACGCTCGACAACACCTCCGCCATCGGACGCCGCTTCAACACGTTTGACTTCCGCGACGCCCCAAGTGGCAGCGCGTGGATGACCGGCATCAGCATGGATGGTGCGGTGTCTGCGGCCACCTACGGCCAGAACGATGGCTCGGCGATCATCTTCGACATTCTCTGGTGGAACGGCCAGAACGTCACCACGGCGTCAAACAGCAGCACGATCAACTCACCCACCTGGCCCGCCCGCGACCGCAATGGAGCGACGAGCGGTGATGGCGTAGGCATCGGTATTCTGTCGTTCGCCAACCTCTCGGCGGTTACCGACCTCACGATCACCTACACGAACAGCGGTGGCACCGGCTCGCGCACGGGCACCCTCACTGCTGGTGTTCCCACTGGCGCCGCCGGAATCGTCAGCCTCTTCGAGCTCCAAGCCGGAGACACTGGCGTGCGGCAGGTGAACTCACTGAATCGCACTACCGCGCTGTCGAGCGCAAACTACGTCCTCTTCGCATATCGCATCATCGGACATGTGCGCCTCCAGAACTATCACGCGGTCGGCGCGGGTGTGACCCGAGTTGGACTGCTTGACTTCCCAGCCAAAATCTACTCCGGCAGCGTGCTAACGTTTGGCGCGATTATGACGACAGGCTGGGCCACCACCCTAGCATCTTGGCGGGCGCGCTACTCGTACTCGTCCCTGTAAGGAGCAGCCGCAGTGACTACCGCAGCTGCCGTACAGGCGCTTCGCACGCCGCTCCTAGACCAGCGCATCTCGTTGGAGAGCGCGCTCTGGTCTGCACCGCTGATGGACTACGCGTTCGGCATCGCCGACACGGTGTCCACCTCCGGCGCCGGGACGCTGCCCAGCCTCACCGGCTCCGCGGCTGGCGACATTGGGGTGATCGGCACCGCCGCAGGCACGCTACCTTCGCTCACTGGCAGTGCTGCTGGCGACATTGGTGCGCTTGGCCAGGCGGCGGGCGCCATCCCCAGTCTCACCGGCGATGCGGTGGGCGACCTCGGCGTCTCCTGCCAGGCGGCAGGCACGCTACCCAGCCTCACCGGCTCCGCGTCCGGCGCCGTCGTCGAGCCGCGCACTGGCAGCGCCGACGCCACCATGCCATCGCTGTTCGCCCGCGGGCGCGGCCAGGCAAGCGCGATCTACACTGACCGGCCCTCCTCCGACCCCGTGAGCGCCTGGTCCGACAGGCCCGTCTCTGACCCGGCCTCCAGCTGGACTGATCGTCCAGCGAATGACCCGGTGTCCACCTTCACCGACCGACCCACGAGCGACCCGGCATCGACGTGGACCGACGATCCCAACTCCGACCCACAGACTGGATGGCAGTAGAGATGGCTACCCAGAACACGCTGAAGCGGCGCATCTCGAATCGCCACGCGATGGACGAGCGCGAACTCGCCTTCGTCCGCATCTACGTCGCATTCGGCGAGCGGGGCGCCCCCGAGGCCTACCGCCGTGCCTACCTCGCGTTCGACGAGGAGAGCGAGCAGTGGTACCCGCGGCTGAACAACGGCGAGGCCAACCTGGAGAAGCCGCCGGTCGGCAACCAGACGGCGTACCGCAAGGCCCAGGCGCTGCTGGAGCTTCAGCACGTCCAGGCCTACATCGAGGAACTCAAGAACTCCTCGGGTGACCTCGCGCGCCAGGTCCTGTCCGACGCGGTGCTGTTCACCGACACGAAGACGGCCCTCAACGCCGCCGAGCGCGTGCTGGACGACGAGGACAAGCTCGGCTTCCGTGACGCCGTGGAGCAGTGGGCCGAGATCATGTGTGCCATCGGGGCCGAGGTGGTCCTGAACGACACCGGCGAGTCCGTGCCGATGCGCGCACTCTTCCCCCGATACGCCGAGGCGACACCGCCCTCCGACGTGATCCAGAAGACAATCGAGTCCCTGAATGACTACCGAGACTCCCTCGCAGCCCGAGAAGCCGCAGCCAAGCAAGGTTAGCTTCAAGGACGTGCTGGAAGGCCGGGCCCACATCCGGCTACCGCTCGCCGCCAAGCTCCTGCTCTGCCACTGGGCCGGTGCGCCCTGGTCGGACAAGAACCCCAAGGCGCGGCTGTCGGCCATCCAGGTCGAGACGCTCTCACGCAAGGAGCGGCTGAAGATCATCCACGGCGGCTCCGGCCTGGGCAAGAGCGTGCTGGGCGGCTGTGACCTCCTCTGCGCCAACATCCTGCCGCGCCGCAAGGTCGCCGTCGTCGCGGGCCGCTACGACCACGTTGCCCATGAGTTCCAGTACCTGCACCAGGGGCTGCGCAAGCTGTTCGCCGGGCGCCCACAGGCTTTCAAGCGCCTGGTCTTCAAGAACCAGAACAATTACCACGAGTTCCACGCCGACACCATCTGGGGCACCGAGACAATCGGCATCAGCACCCAGAGCGAGGAAGGCGCGCAGCTGCTGGGCCGCGAGTACACCGACGTGATCTGCGGCGAGGCCAGCCACGTCTCCCCCGAAATCTTCAACAAGCGCCTCCTGCGCGCCAGCGACCGCTCGCTGATGAACAGCGCCCAGAACGTGGGCTTCATCAGCCTCTACACCACGCCCAAGGGTTATGAGGGCGCGGCGGCCAGCGAGTGGGAGCGCATCAAGAAGCAGACTGGCAACAAGGCCGAGCGCCTGCACTTCGGCGCCGTGCCTTACGCGCAGACTGCCTGGGTCCGCGAGGCCGACGTGTCCGAGAACCCGGACTACGACCGCGCCGTGATCGAGGTGCGCCGTAACACCCTGGACAAGGTGGCCTTCGCCGAGCAGTACCAGGGCAAGATGACATTCGCCTCCGGCCGCGTGTGGCGCAGCTTCGATGAAGACAAGCATGTTGTTCGCATGCCCAGCCCGGAGTATATTCGCGGTATGCGCCTCGGCCTCGGGATCGACACCGGGGCATTCACGGGCGTCGTGCTCGGCGGCATCGGGCTCGACAAGCGGAAGTGGATTCTCGGCGAGGTCTACCTGGAGAAGCCGCCCGGAGGCATCTTCACGGTGCTGCCCGCCGTCGAGGAAATGCTGGTAGACGTGCTCTCCCCCGCCTTCGGCTCGAACATCACCGGCCTGTCGGCGATCCAGGAGCTTCTGTTCCTCGTGAGCATCGACCCAGCGTCCCAGCACAAGCTGGAGATCATCGACCGCTGGGATGTGGGCCTGACCTCGCCCAACACCAGCGATCAACGCTCGGTAATCCAGACCTGTGACCAGGTGGACAAGTGGTTCCAAGACGAGGACCTGTTCCTCGTGAACAGCTGTGAGAACCTAGTCGATCAAGTTCGCAAGTACGTCTGGAAGCAGATGAAGGCCCCCACGTCCGCGGGCGCTCCAGTGATCCGTGAGCCCGCCAAGGGCTACGACCACCTCTGCGACGCCATGCGCTTCCTGATGATCCCACTCGACAGCTACGGCGCTCCCACCGAGCCGCCGCCTGTCACTAGCTTTTCCGAGGCGTTCGAGAACGCCCATAAGCAGCGTTTCTTCGGCCCGCTGAAAGAGGCGATGGCCCGAGGGGCACTGATGGAGAGGATGAGATGACACCCGAAGTAGAGGTGCTGGTATTGCGTGAGCGAGTCCGTGGGATGGAAGCACTGATCGAGGCCCTGCGCACCGCGGCAGACACCAACGCCCAGCTTGGTCTGGCATCGGCCCAGGCTGTAAAGGCCGGGCTCGGCTTCAAAATTCTCGGCCCTGCCACGATGGCCGGTGTCGAGGCTGACGTGCCGGTCGGGCCGCTCCCGGAGCCACCGCCCGCACAAGAAACCATTCACTGGCTTCCTGCCAGCAAGCCCGGAGCGCCCGACGCGGCGCCCACGAACGAGGCGTAAGTGTCCGTAGAAACCGACTACAAGACCGAATCGCTCCTCGCCCTCGGGATCATCCCGGCGGACGACGAGAGCGGTCGGCTTGCGCTCACCACTGCGATCAACCGCTGGGTCTATGGCACACAGCTGGCGCAGTGGCCGCGCGCGCTCCAGGCGTTCGAGAACGCGTCGTACCTGATGGGCAACCACATCGCCCGCTTCTACTACGACTCCTCGAATGGCTTCGGTGTGTCGTCGGGCAACAACTACGTCCCCGGCATGCCCGGCGGTGAGTCGGACACGGTGCCGCGCACGAGCGATAACCGCCTGCCGCGCGCTGCCGAGGCGATGGCGGGCCTGCTGACCGAGACAGAGCCGAGCCCGCGAGTCACGCCCAACAGCGACTCACCCGAGGACGAGGACGCCGCCGCGCTGTCCGAGATTCTCCTGCGCCTTGTGTACGAGCGCCCGCTCAACATGCCAGAGCTTCTCCGCGAAGCCTGCTCCATCGGCGCGATCTTCGACGGCGTGATCGCCGAGTCGGACTACTCCGAGACTGGTGAGCGCGTCGAGGTGCCCACGATGGGCGCCATCACCCAGGTTGACGCCCTGACGGGCGAGGAAGTGGACGTGCCGGTGCAGACCGGCTCCAGCATCGAGGCCCGCCGCGACGCCGACGTGACCATGTGGACTCCGCTCCACATCACCGTGGACCCCGCGGCGACGAACACCAAGAACATCACCTGGGTCGCTCGCACGACCTTCGAGGATGTGGACGCGATCAAGGCGCGCTTCGTCCAGAACAAGGACCGCACCGAGGAAGACGGCTACTTCCTGAAGGCCGACGACGTGGTGTCCCAGCAGTCGGGCGCCAACAGCCCGCTGTTCTGGTACGTCCGCATCCAGGACCTGCTGGCCAGCCCACAGAGCACCTACGGCGGCGGCCTCGTGTCGTCGCTGATGAACGCCTCGGGCACGCTCCCGAACCAGACGCAATTCACTGTCATCGACGTGCGACCGAGTGACCAGCACCCCAAGGGCCGCACGCTCGTGGTCGCTGGCGGGAAGCTGATCTACGCTGGCAAGGCCCGGGCGTGGAGCGAGAAGTACCCCTGGCGCTGGCACCCGTACAGCTTCTGGTCCTGGTTCAAGATCGCAGGCAAGTTCTTCGGCATGGCGATGCTCTCCGAGATCGTCCCGCTCCAGAAGCGCATCAACGCCATCGACAACCTCGTCCAGAAGAACCGCGAGTACATGGCCATCGGCCAGTGGTTCCTCCCGAAGCACAGCAAGGTGAAGCTCGGGATGGTCGGCGGCATGCCCGGCTCGCAGTATGAATACACCGACGTGGCCGGGCTCTCCAAGCCCGAGCGCGTGAAGAACGACCCGCTGCCCTCGGACCTGTTCGAGGAGCGCCAGAACCTCGTGGCCGCCATCGAGTACATCTCGGGCACCGGCACGCTCGACGACCAGATCGCCCAGAGCGCCGCGCGGGCGGGCGTGGTCCTCGACTTCCTCCGCAACGAGAAGCTCCGCAACAAGAGCCCGATGCTCCGCAGCTTCGAGCAGTTCGTGGAGAATATCAGCCAGAACGTGCTGATCGACATGCAGCTGAACCTCGCCCAGGAAGACCCGGTGCTCACTGACCGGCTCCGCCAGGCCGCTCGTGAGCACTCGCTGCTCTCGATCCAGGCCTTCACTGGCGCCAGCCTGCGTGACCACCACGCGGTGGAGATCGACATTTCCAGCGAGTTGCGCCACAGCCCAGAGGCTGCCGAGCAGCGCGCCACGGAGTTCTTCCAGTTCGCCCAGGGCAACGTCTCGCCCGCCGAGCGGGCCGGTCTGCTCGCAGCAATGCGCCTAGACAAGTTCATCAAGAACGAGCAGGACTCCAGCCTCCAGCGAGCGCGCCGGATGATCTCGCGCATTCAGAGCGGCATGGTAGACGCGCTGCTGCCGATGCCTCGCATTGACGATCCCACGGTCATGGCGCCGGAGTTCCAGCGCGCGTGTCTGTCGGATCGCTTCAACGACTACCCGGATGAAGTGAAGCAGGCTCTGCTACAGGGCTTCGACTACTACGCCGCAGAGGCCGCCGCCGCCGAAGAGGCGCAGGTGCTGAAGGACCTGTTCGCACAGGGCATGCACCCGTCACAGCAGATTCAGAAGCCCCCGCCGACGCCGGGAGCCTGATTGTTCGGTGAGCTTGGCGCTACCGTTGAACGCGCCATGATTCGAGGAGAATCTTGTGTCCAACCCGTTCGCCCCGGCAGCCGAGTCTGCCAGCGAGTCCGCTGCTCCCATCGTGGAAGCAGGTGAGGAAGCCAGCGCGCCCGAAGTGCTGCTGGCAGATGATGCAGAAGCGCCCGAAGTCTCGGTAGATGAAGACACCGAGTTCGGCAGCTTCGAGAGAGCCGACAAGGCGAAGCAGCAGGTGGTCCCGTACACCCGCCTCGCCAAGGTCATCCATGAGCGTAACGCGCTCCGTGACAACATGTCGGAAGCCGAGAAGTCACTGGCACACGTCCAGGGCAAGCTGTCGGCACTCCAGAAGCTGGAAGGCGTGTTCGTCGAAAAGTACCAGACGGACCCCGACCTCGCCAAGTTCGACGCCGCCTTCATGGAGACGTTCGACCGCCTCGCAACATCCGACCCCTCACTAGCTCAAGCCGCTGCCAAAGTGAAGGCAGCAATGGGAGTCCCCGTGACCGAAATCGACAACACCAACGAAGCGGCAGCGCCCGCCGCGCCAGCCGCACCCGCCTCCAGCCCCGCCGTCCAGAAGCTGCTCTTGAACCAGGTGAAGACCAGCTTCAACGAGGCGCTTGGCGAGCACATCAAGCCTCACTTCGTAGAGGCCGTCGTGCGCGACGTGATGACCGAACTCTCGGCCGAGGAAGTGGCGGAGGCCACTCCCGAGGAGATCGTGGAGATGGCGAAGGTCTACTTCAAGAGCACCAACACACCGCCCTCCGAGTACATGGCTCCCGCGAAGGGCAACAAGGCCGCGCCGAAGCCCTCGACCAAGGGCAGCCAGGGCGCTCCTGCTGCTCGCAGCGCAGCGTCGGCGGAGCCCGCGGCGGAGACACCCAAGTTCAAGACCCGAGAAGAGTTCGATGCGGCGCGCAGCAAGCGTTTCGCCGCGATCACGAAGGAACTCTTCGAGGAGTAGTTTTCAGCCTGGCCGGGCGAAAAACGGCCACCAGCGGCAATCCTCGTCCTGTCCAGCGGCGGAGCGAGGGCAAGGTTCGCAGCACGATCCGAGAAAGTCTCGGGCAGTGCAGCGTGCCAACACGACTAGAAAGGGGTTGTAGCAATGGCTACGATTACCAGTTCTACGCTCGGTGAACTCCTGAAGCGCCTCTACGCTTCGTGGGAAATCGAGCAGCTCGTGAACCTGACTTTCCCCACGCTGGGCACTCTGCTCAACGAGGGTTCCGCCGACCTCGGCGGTGTTGGGTTCTACTTCCCGGTGCGCACGGCGGGCAACTTCGCCCACGCGTACATCGGTGAGTCGGACAGCCTTCCGGCTGGCCGCGTCAGCACCGTCAAGCAGGCGGTTGTCACTCCCACGGTGTTCGCGGGCGTGGCGCAACTCACTGGCCTCTCGATGGCGGTCTCCTCGGGCAGCGCAGCGGCCTTCGCTCGCGCATACGATGAGAACGTGTCGCAGCTGGTCGAGTCCATGAGCGCGTACAAGGAAGGCGCTCTGTTCCGTGATGGCAAGGGTCACCTCGCGACGTTCGCGACGGTTGACCCGGACGGCGCGAAGGGCGAAACGCTCGAAGAGCTTTTCGTAGACGACGTGTCGCACCTCCGTGTGGGCATGGTCGTGGACATCCTCGACACCGATCTTTCGACGGTGCATGAGGCTGACATGACGATCACGGCCGTCAACTGGGCCACGAAGTCGGTGTCGTTCGACAGCGACGTGGCTACCGCGGCGGCCATCGGTGACTTCATCGTCATCGCTGACAGCTCGGTCGGCAGCTCGGCTCACGAGCCCATCGGCCTGGAAGGTTCGCTCCTCGCGAGCGGCACCTACCTCGGCATCGACCGGTCGACGAGCCCCGAGTGGCAGTCGGAGACGTTCGCAGCGTCCAGCCTCTTCGACGAAGAGGTGATTCAGCGCGCACGCGTCAGGTTGACGCAGCGCAGCGGCATTCAGCTGTCGCAGATGCCGGGCCGATTGCGCCTGGCGACCCACCCGATGCAGGCGGAGATTCTGTTCCGCCTCGCGATTCCGCGCGTCCGCTACAACGGCGTCTCGGATATCGACCTGCTCAACACGAGCGAGGCGAAGGTGGGCGGCGTGCCGGTCGTGACGAGCTACATGGCTCCCGCGAGCAAGGCATACCTCGGCGACTTCAAGTACAGCCAGGCGCTGTACACGCCGAACGGCAAGCTCCACGTCGATACCGAGTACAATGGCTCGGCGTTGAAGTGGGTCGCGACGAAGGACCAGGGCCTCGTGTTCCTCAAGGAATACGCGGCGTGGGTCGTGCGTCGGCCGAACGCGTTCGTTCGCATCACGTCCCTCACCGAGGCCACGCGCTAGAGATAGCGTCTGACCTCAACTTAACAGCCGGGCCAGGGCCTGACTCAAAATCAGGATGACCGAGCCCGGCTCGTTAGGCACCTCCGTGAAAGGAGAGACTCATGGCAGCACTGACTGCTACGGTCGTGGGCAAGCGTATCCCCGTCGGGGATCGCGTTCTGCGCACGTTCCGCTTCACCATTGCCAACGCCAACGCGGCGGACGAATGGGTGGCGGCTGGGCCTTCGGGCACCGGCCTCCGCTGGATCGACCGCATCGTCGGCGCGGTTGGCATCGGTACTGCGGTGACTACGGACATGCCGGTGTACAAGCGCAACTGCGCGAGTGGCACTGGCGGCACCGAGGACACCGCGGCCGATGGTGGCGCGCTCTCGATTGAGGGCGCCGCGGGCACTTACGAAGTGTCTGTGATCGGCAAGATTTAGGTCTTGCCGCCCCGGGTGGGTGCCTCCTCCCCACCTGCCCGGGGTCATCTTCTCGCGCCACTGTGCGCGCTTTCTCTCACTCATACCAAGGAACCCCAATGGCCGCCTACGACCCCACGCAACTCTTCTGCATCCCGCTCGGCATCGACGGCAAAGCCCTCGTCCACTTCTCGTACCTCCCGTCCGCGGCGATGATGGGCGATGAGTCGGTGGACCTCACGAAGTACTTCTCGAAGATCATCTGTGTGGTCGGCGCCCACCCGTTCGGCACGGCTCCGCAATACGGCATTGGTGGGGGCTATGGCACGGGCACGGTTGCGTTCAGCGATGTTCCGCTGACGGCCGAGACGGTGACCATTGGCGCAATTGAGTACACCCTCAAGGACGCACTCTCCGTCGGCCCGGCGGTGGCGAACGAGGTGCTGATTGGTGCCTCGGCTACGGCAACGGGCGACAACCTCGCGGCGGCCATCAACGGTGACGCAGGCGAGGGCACGACGTACAGCACAGGCACCGTGGCGAACAGCGAAGTCACGGCAGTCAATTCGACCGGCACGGTGACGCTCACGGCCGTCAATCCCGGCACGGCCATCGCGGCAGGCATCGCTCTGTCCGAGAGCGCGTCCAACACCACGGTGAGCGGCGCGGCCCTGACCGGCGGCTCCAACGACTCCCCGGCCATCTGGTTCCGCCCGAACTTCGACGGCACCGAGGACGCGGCAGCTGCCTCCGACGGCCTGCTGGGCGTCCAGGCCAGCGCGCGGCAGACGTTCGCCATCGTCGTACTCGGAGTGCTCGAAACCGTCTAATCATTCCAGGGAGGAAATCATGGAACCGATTCGCTTCGACGGCCCGTCAGTAGAACGCGGCGTGCTCTCGCGCCTCAAGCGCCTGGACCGCCAGCTGCGGGTCACCTTCAGCCCCTACGCCATCGACACCTCCACAGGGCTCCCGATCATCATGGACGGCTACGGAGAGCGCGGGGAAGTGCTCACCGGACCCTGCCGCGACCCGGCGTTCTACCTGTGGCGCAAGGACCCCTACTCGTCGCACCACTACTTCGTGCGCTCGTACCCGGTCCAGGAGGGCTTCAACCACCTGTCGGTGCGGCACCTGGAGGGCGACGTATCACGCCACCGCACCCCGGCGGAGGCCTGGCGCATCACGAAGGCGATGACCGAGCGTAACGCTGCGCGGCGCACGGCGGCCCACAAGCAGTACCTCAAGGACAAGATGGCGGCCAACGCCTCACTCGGCCTGGATATCGCCCGCGGCAAGCGCACCACGCGCGAGGCCAAGGCGATCTCCTACTCGGGCATGGGCTCACACACGAGCAGTGCAGAATCCAGACTCATCAGCCTCTCGAACCGAGAGCTTGGAGTAGAAGAGTGAGCTACGCCCCCGGCGACTTCCGCTTCCTTCTCGCCTGCAAGTGTGGGCACGAGCGCCGAGATCACATCGACATGTTTCAGCGGTGCGAGGAGTGCTCGTGCTGCAAATTCATCGGGGAAATCCCCCCTATCCCGATGAGCTACAACCCGTACAACGGGTATGTGGGGTAAAGGCGAGTCCTGCGCGGCCTTACTGCGCTTGAACAGAGGAGTATCACAATGCGCCGAGGAATTTCCGAGAAGTCTGTCAAGGTCCTCAACCCGCTGCCGCGCCTGGCGGACGCCGCGATCCTGGAGAAGGCCGGTCTGGCGGACACCGCCGAGGCCTTCAACCACACGCCACTCGACATCGACTGGCAGTACAGTGGCGGCGACGAGCGCGAGTTTGTCCGGCTCGCTCCTGGTGCCAGCCAAATCCTGCGTGCGAGCGACGCGGCGGTGATGATGCGAGAGTGCGGAGAGCGGGGCCTCGCAATGGTCCAGCTGACCGACAACGAAGAGACTGTGGAGAAGGCCTGCGACGACGCCATCAAGCGCGCGATCCTGTTCTACAGCGACCGCGGCAACAAGCGGCTCCAGAACATCCGCAAGCGATTCGGCCTCACCAAGGAAGAGATGGAAGAGAACAAGCACGAGCACTGGTCGTTCCACTATAACCAGGCGATCTCGGACTTGCTCCGTGCCGAACTGAACAAGGCCCCTGCGAAGAAGCGCGCGGCCAAGGAGTAGCCAAGTGTCCCGAGCCCGTCGAGCATGGTCAGTGATCCGCACCGAGATTCGCACGCTGCTGCGAGAAACCACGTCTGCGTCGTCCTTCTGGGATGACACGACGCTGCTTTACCTGTTCAACGCGTGCATTGACCTCCGTGTGATGCAGCTGGCCATGCTCGACGAGGGCTGGGTGACCGACCAGGTGTACACCTCGCTGGTGTCCGGCCAGCGTGAGTACACCATTCCCGAGGGCTCGGGCCGCGTGAAGCAGGTCACGCTCGTGTGGACCAGCGGAGGCGTCCAGAAGGAAGTGGACCTCTCCCGCAACGACCAGTGGGGCACGCAGATCACCCAGGGCGTCGGCGCGACCAGCATCGAGAACTACCGGCCGACCTTCGAGTTGAGTGCGAACCTGATCCTGCTCGAACCGAAGCCGATGTTCAGCCTGGACGATGCACTCCAGATCGACCTGGAGTCTGCCCCGGCTCGCATCGCCGCCGACGGCGACAAGATCGACCTGCGCTTCCCCGACGTGATGGAGACGCTCCTGGTGTACGACACCGTGGTGCTCGCCCTCTCGCAGGAGAACAGCCAGAGCAACCTTCCCGAGAACTATGTCTCTGCCATGCAGAGCTTCCAGCAGCAGTACGAGGCGTCGTTCATGGAGTACGCCAGCGACCGCACGGAAGGCCTCGTGTTCGGCAGACCCTTCCGCCAGGGAGACTAAATGCGCCGCCTCCCTTTCCACGAAATCCCGCTGGCCGCGGGCGTGAACACCAACTTCGACCCGGAGACGCAGACCCTGCGCACTCTGCGGTCGGCGCAGAACGTGGACACCTACCGCAAGTTCCGCACGCTCGGGAAGGTGCCGGGGTCCACCAAGATCACCGGCAGCGCCATGCCCGCGGCGGTCAAGAGCATCCACCAGTTCGAGTACACGAACCTCTCGGCCGTGCGGACGCGCAAGCAGCTGGCGGCGAGCAATGGTGCGCTCTACGACTTCACCGGCGGGACGGCCACGTCCATCTGGTCGAGCCCGGCGCTCTACACCGAGCCACTCTGCGACGCCGTGTTTGGCAACCGCGTCTACCTCTCCTCGGAGAACCAGCGTGCGCTGGTCACCGGCGGCGTGAAGTATGACGGCGACAACGCGCGCCGATGGGGCGTGCTCGCTCCCGGCTCCGAGCCCACGGTAGTCAACGCCCTGGACGCCTTCACGGGCTGGTCTGACAGCACGGACGCCACCACCTCGACCAACGCCACCACCTCGCGTGACGGCGCGGGCAGCATCAGCCTCGCCAAGGATGGCACTGCGTCCAGCGTGGCCTACTTCGAGAAGTCCGGGCTTGGCATCAGCTTCAGCACGAGCGTCGTGGCCTATGTGTGGGTTTACCTGCCCCCAGGCACGCTCCAGAAGCTGGCCACCACCGGCACCGCGCTAGAGGTCCGCATGGGCGGAGCCTCGCTCACGGATTCCGACAAGCACGCGTTCAGCGTCGGTGAGCTTGTCCCCGGCTGGAACCAGCTGCTCCTCGCGCTCGACGCGCCGGACAGCGAGACGGGCACTGGCGCCACGCTCACCGCTATCGACACGATCCGCTTCACCGTGAACACGGTCGCGAGCGCCACCGTCTTCTCGGGCATGCTGTGGGACAACCTCTACCGCGTGGACCTCGGCAAGCCCACGGCTGCGATCAACGCCGCCGGGAACATCGACGACACGGTGACCTACCGGGTGACGTTCCTGACCGAGTACGGCGTGGAGTCGAATGCGGGCTCGGCGAGCAACAGCTTGACCCCGGTGAGCGCGGCTGCCGCCGGTACGCTGACCGCCTCTGGCACACCGGCTGATGGCGCCACGGTGACCATCGGGTCCATCGTCTACACGTTCAAGACCACGCTCACCCCGACGGCCTACGAGGTACTGATCGGCGGTTCCGCGGCTGCGGCCTGCCTGAACCTGGAGTACGCGATCAACGCGACCGGCGACGCTGGCACGAACTACGCCGCGGGCATTGGCGCCCACAGCCAGGTTACTGCGACGAGCACGTCCACCACCGTCGTCGTCACAGCGCGCACGGTCGGCACCGGGGGCAACAGCATCGCCAGCACCGAGACGGGGGCCAATCTCGCCTGGGGCGCGGCGACGCTTGCCGATGGCCGCGATGGGCAGAGCATCGACCTGACCGCGGTGCCTGTGTCCTCGGACGCCCAGGTGATCGCGCGGCGCATCTACCGTGACAGCCAGTCCGACCGCGTGTACCGTTTCGTTGACCAGATCGACAACAACGTCACGACCACCTACACCGACGACGTGGCCTCCGGCAGCCTCGGCAACGCGACCATGCCCATCGCTGGAGACGACCAGCTGGACTCCTCGCCGCCGGAGCGAATGCGGAGCTTCACGGTCCACGAGAACCGCATCTTCGGCATCTCGGGCGATGACCCCAGCATCATCCTCATCAGCGACGTGTCGGCGCCGGAGCAATTCCGCATCGTTGACCAGCTGTCGGTGGACGAGGAGCTTGTGAGCCTGCGCAGCCACCCCCTCGGTGGCCTGATCTTGTACGGGCGCGAGCGCACGCTACTGCTCTCCGGCAACGGCGTGGACACGCCCTTCCGCGTGGACTCGCTCAACACCGAGCTTGGTGCCAACAGCTTCCAAGCCGTGTCCTCGGCGCTGGGCATCCACCTCGTGCTGCGCGCGGAGGAGTTCTACCTGGTTGAGGACCCCCGCCAGCCGTGGCTGATCAACGGAGCGGTGCTCGACCAATTCGCCGCGGTGTCGAGCGCCAACCTCGCCGCCGCCTTCATCGTCCACGACCGAGCGCGGTACAGGCTGATCCTGTTCCTCGGCTCGGCGATCTGGGTGTACCAGTATGCGACCACCGGCACGCAGGAGATCACGAAGGAAGGCCAGGGCTCCAGCCCGAAGGACCTCCGCATCGGCGCGTGGTTCACTCTCTCGCTCCCGGTTACGGTCACTTCCGCGTGCGCTGTATCGGAGTCGGCCAACAAGCCCGAGGTATGGGTTGGTGCCTCCGACGGCCACGTCTACCAGCTACAAGATTCGAGCGTTCTGTCTTACGCCAACGGGGCTTCAACCGCTGCCATCGACGCCGACTTCGAGACACACGCTGTGCCTCTTGGTCCGCCGTCGGATCGTGGGGCTGTGGGTGACGGTGACCTGGTGAACGGCCGCGGTGTCCCGCGCTTCCTCCTGGTCAACAGCGAGAGCACGGCTGGCATCACCTGGGCCTGCACTGTCACGATCCTCTCGGATGCTGACGGGGTGACCCTCGGCACCAGCACGTTCAACGTGGTCTGCCCGGCGGGCAAGGCTGCGGTGATCGTGCCGATCCCGCCCGCCTACGAGACTGGTGGCTGGTGTCGCATTCGGATGCGGAACAACACCTCCAACGAGGACGGCTTCATCAAGGGCGTCCGCCTGTTCTACTTGCCCCGGGGCTCCTTCCGCGGAACGAGGGCCAGCTAATGCCGGTGGTCAACAACACCTCCACCATCAACATCTCGCGGCTGGAGACGCGGATCAAGACGCTGGAGCAGCAAATCCGTGGCCTGCAAGGCTCTGGCGGTACGGCGGCTATCACCGGCGGCGTGCCACCAAAGCCGACCGACCTCGCCTACTCGCTCCAGCCTGGTGTGATTGCGTTCGAGTGGACTGACTCGCCAATCGCGGACCTGCTTCACTACCGGGTTCAGATCGCTGACAACGCGGCGATGACGAACCTCACCGAGTATACGACGGTGGACCCGCGGTACACCTACTACGCTGGCGTCTCCGGCGTGACCTACTACGCCCGCGTTGCCACGCGGAACCGCAGCCAGCGAAGCTCCGACTTCACCAGCACGGTGTCAACGCCCATCGGCACGACCGTTGCCACCGACGACACCGCTACCGCCACAGACACTACTTACCTACAGGTTCAATTCGCCCAGTCCTCCTACGAGTCCTCGGGCAACTTCTTCTCCAGCAGCGACTGGCACACGGCGAAGTCGAACTCCACGGCGTCGCTCTACATCAACGTGACGGTTCCCGACGAGGGCACCTGGGTCTGTCTGATCCTCGGCGTGCTCTCGGCGAAGGGCGACAACAACCAGAAGGACGCCTTCAACGCGCAGATCGCGATTGACGGCACCCGCGTTGGTGTGCCCGGCGGCTCCTGTCACGCGGACCTCGCTACAGGGCGCCGCCACGGGGCCTCGCCGTTCTTCATTCACCAAAACATGGTGAACGGAACCGTCTACCAGTACACGATCCAGGGCCAGGCCACGGATCAACAGATCGATCAGCTTGGTGCGCAGATTGGCACCATCCTCATTCGCACGGCGTAACAGGAGCTTCCCTTGAACAAGAAGACACTAGCGGCCCAGGCATCCATCTCGAAGGAACAGGCGACCCGGTTCGCGACGAATCAGATCGCCTCCGGCCAGGCGGGTGAAGCCACTCGGGCGAGGATTCAGTCGGGCCTCGGCTCGTCGGCGCAGCTGTCCGGCTCCTACAGTGGAGCGCAGGCCAGAGACCTATCGAAGTACAACAAGGGACTGCTGGTCACCGGCGCCTTCAAGGGTGACACGTCAGAAACCCAGTCCTACCTGTCCAGCGCGCGAAGCGGCGACACGGTGATCGGCAAGGGTAAGTACAGAGACCCAGATTCCGGGAAGTGGATTCGGAAGGACCTCACCATCGCCGACGTTGCGTCCGGCGGAGTGAAGGTAGGGTCGAACCAGGTCTTCGCTGACATCAAGTACGGCGGCATGAACCAGCGCAAGGCGGCGGACGAGATTCGCCGCTACGAGTTGTCCGGCCAGATATCGCAGGTCAACGCCCTGTATAAGCAGGCCAACGATGCGGCGAAGGCTGGCGACTACGACACGGCTGACCAGCTGCAAGCCCAGGCCGATGCGCTAACAGAGCAGTTTGGTCTCAACGAGAACTTCAGCAGCGAGGGATTGCTGCCGGGCCGTACTGGTGCGTTGAGCTTCTCGAAGGGCGACAAGTACGACCCGCTGTTCGATACCGAAGGCGCGGCGGAGTCCTCGCTCGGCTCGCCCACTGGCATGCTCGTAGGCGGGGTGGTGAACCAGGCCCGCCAGATGCAGGACCCCAACAGCGCAGAGTCCATGCGCTTCAAGGACTCACTCACCTCCGGCGCGCTCACCGCGGTGGAGCAGGGTCGCCAGCAGGCAGTCCGCGCGCTCGGCTCGCAGGAGCGTACCGCGGTTCGCCAGCAGCGCGACATGATGATGGGCACCGGCGCCGCCGGGCAGACCGCGAAGATGGCGGCCATCGGCGCCCGCAACGCCGAGCGATTCGCCACGCAGCGAGCAGACGTGGAAGGCCAGGCGGCTGCGGCCCGCGCTGGCATCGAGAGTGACGCAGCCAAGCTCTACGAAGGCGTGCGCATGGACATGGCGAACAACGCGGTGGCGCTCTCCTCGGCCTGGGTGAACAACGAGTCGGGCGTGCGGGACAACTTCCGCCAGATTCAGAACAACCTCGTGTCACAGTATGTGAGCGACCTGTTCGGCCTGGCGTCCAGCGCCACCGGCAGCATGGCGCAGATGGCAGCTGCGAACGCGGCGGCGAAGGCTGCCAAGCCCAGCACCACTGAACAGATTGTCGGCGGAGTCGGCGCAGTCGGCGGAATCGTCGCCGCAATTTACGGAGGCTAGTACAGGATTATGGCAAAGCAACTCTTCGGCGACATCTTTATGAACAGCTTCGCGGGCGGCTACGAGGTCGGCGCTGCCATCCGCAAGACGAAAGAGGTCATGCGTGACCGCGCTGATCGCCAGACCGCCAAGCAGGTCGGCGCTGACGTGGCCAACTCCCTGAAGAAGGTGGATGGCCAGTGGGAGGAGTACCAGGCTCGGAAGAAGATGTACGAGGACGACGTGTTCATGCAGCGCCGCCCGCGGGACGAGAAAGAGGAGAACCTCTTCGAGGCCGAGAGCGTGAAGCTGCGCTCCGAGATGTATCAGCAGAAGCTGGACCTCTCGCACAACGCCATCGCGTCGTACCCTGACAACGAGTACGTCGTCAAGGCCTACACGGAGCTTGGCCAGCAGCAGGTGACCGCGCTGGAGAACCTCCAGAAGGAGATGTTCCAGAAGCGCGCGTTCGTGGAGGCGCAGCGAGCGGAGCAGGCCTCTGCCGCTGATCGCGAGGACAAGCAGGCACACGACGTTGAGATGGAGAACCTCTCCGCCGACAACGCCTGGGCGCAGAGCACACACACTGGCGACGTTCAAATGGACGTGGCCAAGGAACAGGATCGCCTGAAGCGCGCGCGCGTCAGCGAGGGCTACGACCAAGGCTATGGCTCGAAGGCCCAG